ACAGGCGAACTCGCCCTCCGTCGCGTTGAACACGCGCAAGTCGAAGCGCGACATGATCTTGGGCAGCCACCACGCGGCGGACTCTTGGATCAGGTGCGCGTTGCGGCCGTCCGCGAGAAACTTCTTCGCCGGCCGGGTCGCCACGGTGAGAAAGATGCCTTTGATGGTGACGCGGCGCAGATCGTCGAGCACCGCGTCGAGACAGTCCGGCTCGATATGTTCGAGCACGTCCGTGCATACGACCAGATCGTGCGGGTCCGGCGGTTCGGCGAGATGCGGAATCGCCGGATCGTAGCCGAGCACGATCAGATGCGAGAGCGCCGCGCCGAGCGTGCCCTTGCCGCAGCCGTAGTCCAGGATCGACGCGGCCCGGAACTGCTGTTGAAGCTGCACGATCTGCGGCGCCCACTTCACGCCACCGACGCCGTAATCGGCCCGGCTCGCGTGCAGTTCAGCGTTCAGCCGGCGATAATCTTCGGTGACAAGCGCCGCGCTCATGGGGTTGCGCCCACTGCCTTCGGACCGCCGCTAGCGCGCGCCGCCCGCTGCCCGAGCCGCGCTGCCGCTTGCGCGACGACCGGTTTCCAGTCCCGCGTGCCCCTCTCCTGTCGGATCAGGATCAGTGAATTATACCACGGCACCGTCATGGCATCCCCGGCGCCGAGTCGCCAGTCCGGCTCCGATTGCGTCAAGCACCAGGTCTCGACGCCGAGCGCGCCGGCAAGGTGGTATGCCGTCTGCGGCACCGTGATGACGAGATCGAGCCCCGCCGTCAGGGCGGCCAAGTTATCGAGGTCATTTTCCTTCCCGGTCGCCGGGTCGCGCGCTGCGACCGCCTGCGGCCAGTGGTGAATGTCGATGCCAAAATCCCGCTTCACGTCGAGCACGTTGAGCGGTGCGGTCTCGTCATATTGCAGCGAGACGAAATGCACCGGCAACCCGAACATCGGCGCGAACTCGGACGGGTGCAGCGACCGCAAATCCTGCCTGGTGCTGTGTACCCCGCCCTGCCATCCGATGCCGACCTTGAGCCCCGGCCCGAGCGCGGCAAGCTGCTCGCGCCAGTAGGCCACCTTTTCCGGGTCGGCCTTCAAGTACGGCGTGCCGGGAAAATCCTCCAGCCGACGCCGGAAGAACTTGGGCAGACTGCCCAGCGCGATCTTGAAGTCCGGCCGGCCGATTTTGGGCACCCAATCCTTGCCGGTCAGATCGTGCGTGCCGTAGGTCGCGATGGTTTCGTTGTCGAACGAGCGGGCGAACAGACCGCCGAGACGCGGGCAGGGTTCGAGGATCAGGCGCACTCCGGGCACCCGCGCCGCGTCCGGGATGCAGCTCGCAAACATGATTTCGTCGCCCAGACCCTCTTCGCCGTGAACCGCGACCAGGCCGGGCGACTTGCCATCCCACCACGGCGTCATCCCGCCGTCCGCCCCGCCATGATAGTTCCTGACCCCGATCTTTTCCCCTGCCCCGCCGTCGATCCGGGCCTCGTGCCACTCCCAGGCTTCGTCCCATCGGCTCATTTCAAGCAAGGCAAGCGCCTTATGCCACTTCGCCTGGACGTGATCGGGGTTCATTTCGAGCGCGACGTTTGCGAACGCCAAGGCCTTTTCCGGCATGTTCCGGTTGAGATGCACGGCCGCCATGTTGCTCGGAATGTCGGCGTGCGGGATCAGCTTCGCGGCCTGCCGGAAGCACACGGCGGCACGGTCCATCTCGCGCAAGTGCTGCCAGGCGATGCCGAGGTTGTTCCACGCCTCGCCGTGATCCGGCTTCATGTGCGTGACCTGGGAGAGAATCTGCACGCCGAGGCCCCACTGGTTGCGCTCCATGCAGATCGTCCCCGCGAGATACAGCACCAGCGGGTTGCCGGGATTGGAGTTCAGCAGTTCGTTGACCAGGACATCGGCTTTTGCCACGTCCTTCGGATGAGGCTGCCCGTCCGGCGTCTTGCCGCCGAGCCAGCTCATCGCTTCGTTATAGATGTCCTTCGCCTTGACCAGCCGCATGTTATCTCCGAATGAAAAAGAGGCGGCCCTTGCGAGCCGCCCCAGAGGCCGTCACGGGAGGAACGCGAGGGACCTATTACCGGAGGGTAGCACGGCCGAGCATACCATCCATAGTGTAGAACAGCATGAAGGTGCAGAACGCGGAGGCCGAGATCGCGACGCCGAGCGTGCCCTGCACCCACACCCAGCGTTGCACCACGTCGTCCGACAGCGAGATGCGTGCCGGGAGAAGGTCGCCGGCGCCATGCCGGAGCATCCCCTGATTGAAGATGCCGTAGGGCGTCGGGGCGATGTTCTGCGTCGAGATCGAGTAGGTCTGCGACAACGACGTGAGCGCGAGGATGCCGGAAGGCGTTGCGCTCGTCCCCAGCTTGAGCGTTTGCGCGACGCCGCCGGTGAACAGCTTGACCCAGTAATCCAGGAGGGTCGCGCCGTGCGGCACCCGCGCCAGCAGCAGGATCGAACTGGCCGTCGCGGTTGCGGCAAGCGTGGTGTTCGACGCGACGGCGATCACGCCCTCGTGGTGCGCCTTGACGACGTTGCCGTTCAGGAGGGATGCGGTGAAAGTGGCCATGGTCCATGTCCTCCATTACGCCGGGTTAGGCGCCCAGCCCGACATGACGATGGTGCTGAAGTCGATGGCGTTATAGACCATCTTCTTCATGCCCCAGATCATTTGGGCTGACACGCCGAGTTGGTTTTCGTAGTCGAAGAGTTCCTCGACCCACTTCATCTGCGTCCCCGAATCACGCCGGCCGGTGGAGAAGCACGCCGCTTGCGCGCCGCAAAGCACGGCGCGGCGAACCGCAGTCGTGCCGGGCGCGAGCGGCACGCGGGACGATTCGTGCATGATGACGCCGTTGTATTCGCCGATGGCGCCGTTGAAGATCGGGTTCGAGTCGAGGTCGCCGCCCTGCACCCGCGCCCGCATGATGTCGTACCAGTTGACCTGGTTGGCGGTGGCGTTCAGCCGCAGCTTCCGGGTCTGGTTCGGATGGATGAAGGCGACGTATTTGTATTGCCCCTCGATCCGCAGCGGCCGGACCAGCGGGGCGGCGATCTTCGCTTGGTTCACCGCGTTGTCGATGGTCGTCAGGGAGAACTCTTGCGAGGTCGTGCCCGATGCGGTCGTGGTCGGCGACAGGCTGGCTTCGCCGGCCTCGGTCGAGCCGCCGTAGAAGATGCGCGTGTTGCCCGCGGCGCTGGTCGGCGCCAGGGTCGCGTTCTGACCGGTGAATTTGGTGTCGGTCTGCGTGGTGTTGCCGGCGATCTGGTTGAAGAACGCCGCGTCCATGCGGTCCGCCCACCAGTCGCGCAGGCCGTCCATCGCTTCCTCGCGGACGCTGAACGGCACCCGCTGCTCCGACATTTCGCCGCCGGAGCGGACGGCGTGCCGTAGCTGGTCGATCAGCAGATCGTCGGTATAGACGGTCAGGGCCTCTTCGTTGCCCTCAAGCGTGCCGTCGCCCGCGATGCCGTCGCCGGAAAGCTGCATCCGCAGCCCGACGCGGATACGGTCGCCCGCCGACTTGGTGGTTTCGTCCTTGACGTACACCAGCGAGTCGCGGGTCTCGCCCATGAAGCGGCTGATGTAGGTTTCCTTGAGGGCTTCGCGTGCGAGCTTCTTGCTCCACAGCTTGACCGCCATGGCGTGATTGACTGGATAATCGGTGTTAGCCATTTGGCTACCCCTCGTAAAGGTTGCGTTTGCTGCCAAGCTCGGCTTGGCGCGAACACACCGTTTACGCGGGTGAGCCGCGACCCGGCGGATGCCGGGCGGTCCAGGGTGACGGCTTGGACCGGGAGCCGAATGGACAGTTTAGCGGGGTTGCCCAGCCCGAACGGAACGGATGCTACGCCAGTTTTCCCGCGACCGCAAGATCATGTTTTCGCTCGGCCTGGCGAACCTGGTGCCGCTTCCAGCTTTCCTCGACCAGCCACTCGACCGCTTCCGACCGCGAGACGGCCTGTTGAGCGCGCTTGCCGAGGAGCACACAGAGCCGGTCGATATGGTCGATAGCGTCCTGGCCGAGGAACAAGGGGATGGCGTGCTTCACCCGAGAAGCCCTTTCCTCTTCGCGATCTGCCATTGCTTGTCGAACTCTGCCGGGTCCTCGTCGGCCAGGTCCGCGAGCCGGCTCAACGTCATGGCGCCTTCCGTCGATCCCTTGGGGCCGCCTAGGGTCTTGGCTGCCGCCTGCCCTTTGGCGAGCTGCGTCAGCTTGTCGTCCGCTTCCTCGGCTGGCGGCGCTTCCGTCTTCGGCAGGAACTTCCCATCCGGCCCCCTTGCAGCCGGCGCAAAGCCCCGGAACTTGGCGTAGTTGAACACCAATTCGGCCGGGTCCTTCTTCGCCTGCTTGGCGCGGATCACCATCGCGGCCTCTTCGGCTTCCATGATCTGCGCCCGTTCGGCAGCGTCGCCGAAGCCGCGCGCCTCAAGCTCGGCGTCCAGGGTTTTCAGCAGAAATTGGTAGGCTTGCGGAAAGTCGGGCTGCTTGACGGCGAAGGCATCCACCGATGCTCTGTAGTCGTCGATAAAGGCGTTGATTTCCGCCCCGCGCCGTTCGTGGGTTATCCGTTCGACCGTGTGGCCTTCCAAGGCATCCAGCCGCTTGGTTTGCTGCGCGATGGTGGCCCTGTAGTGCCCCTCGGGGTCGTCCTCGTAGCGCGGGATGGCCTCGGGTTCAGCCGCCGCGGGCTTGCGCATGGCTTCAAGGACGGCCTCCATCTTGGCGGCTCGCTCGCGGAGCGTCGTTACCTCGCCTTGGAGTTCGCGGCGCCGCTCGCGCTCTTCATGCAGCGCGGTCAGGGGCACGGTCTCCTTGCGCTCTGCTGGGGGCGCGGCCTCCGGTTCCGTCGCCGGTGTGGCTGGCGCGGGCTCGGGTTCCGTTGCCGGCGCCGGGCTCGCGAGCGGCGCTACCCTAGCTCGAACCGCCGTTCCAAGCGCCGCCTGCTCGCCCTTGTCGAGCGCGGGAGCCATTTTGTCGATGATGTCAGGCATCGGTTACTTCTCCGGTTTCGGCGGCCATGGCGGGCGCAGCGGCCCGGTCCATTTGCCGGTCAATGGACGCTCCCTGTAGCTCGGCATGGGTTGTGCGCCGCGGAACGTATATTGCATTTCGCCCGCCGCGCCAAACGGACCCGTAGCTTCGATCATCCAGATAAGGAGGGGTCTGTCCGGGTCGCAATACCAATAGAAGCCGGGTTCCTTGGGAGCGCGGGCGAGCCATTTCATAGCAAGAATCCAATCAGGCTTATAAACTCTTCCTCGTCCTGCGCAAGTTTGGCGCGGTACGCGGCCTCGATTTGCTCGATCCGGGCTTGCACGGCGGCGTGCTGGGCCTGGACTTCGCGCACCCCGGCGAGAACGGCCGCGATCTGCTTCTCGGTATCGGCTCGGCGCGCGCGCTGTTCGAGAGCCTTCGTCTGGCTCTGCACTTGTGCCGCGCGCAGCGTCGCCGCCGCTACGTCCGGCTCGCCTGCCGGAATCGCTTTCAGCCGAGCGCGCGCTTCCGTGATCGCCGCATATTGCTTGACGAGCCAATCGTCGGTCAGCCATGGCGGCCGAAGATCGGGGCGCTCGGTCTTTGCCCGTTTCCGTGGGCCATGCCCGGCTGATGGAAGCTGCGTATCAGCCGCAGGAAGCCCGGCGCCGGCCACGGCGCCGTAGGACCAGCCGCTCTCTTGCCGCCATTCTCGATCTGGCGTTGCGTTGTTGGTGACGCCAGGGATTAAAAGCGGAATCCCCGAGACCGATTTGCGCCGCTCGGCGGTATCGATGGCCACCTACGGCCCCGTTACCATTTCCGCTTCGCTGTAGGTTGTTCCGTCATCGGTCAGGGCTTTCTTGGCAATTACCGTACCGGCGTCGTTGCTGACGTTCTTGGTCGTCGCCGTCACGTCGAGTTTGTTACGCAGCGCCATGTAGAGCAGCATCATTGCCTGATCCGGCCTTGGCGTAGCGGACGGCGCGGCTTGGGCGAGTTCCGCCAGCGTCGCGCCGCTGGCGCCGAACACCTTGTCCGCCGCCGCCTGACTGAACTCGGCCGATCCGATGGCATCGGTGGCGATGGCCGCCGCGTCGATCGCGCCCGCCGCGAAACTGGCCGCCACGATCCCGCCTGTAGCCGGGTTCGCCGTAAGGGTTTCCGTGACGTTGAAGGCGGCGTTGTCGATGGCCCCCGCCACAAACGCATCCGCTGCGATTGCACCGACGGCCATGGCGGATGCCGTAATCGTGTCCGCCGCCATTGCGCCAACGCTGGCGTCGATCCGACCGACGACCAGAGCCGCCGGCAATCTGGTCTGGATATTGTCAGTATCAGCCAGGATCGTGACGGTCTCAGCCTTGATTGCTACCACATCGACGCCGACGGTCGCGCCGGTCGCATCGGTGACGACGCCTTTGTAGATCGTGTTGGTGTCGGCGACAGGATCGCCAATGGCTTGGCCGAACGTGCCTAGCGTCTGCGAGAGCGTTGCGTCCCGGTCCCACACGGCGGCGGCGATTTCGGTGGCGGCGTCGGCGGCGAGGGCGGCGGCGTCAATGGCGCCGGCTGCAAACTTGGCTGCGGTGATGGCGGCGGCATTGATGCCCGCCGCCGTGAGCCAGTTTGCGGTGATGGCGGGAAGATTGGTCAAATTCGTTACTGTGGTAAGCGTGCCTGCCGTGATGTTGGTCGGGGTCGCCAAATCGTCGGCGATGCGCGCGGCCACGCGGAATTGCAAGTTGACCTGTTTCGCAGTGCTGGTCAGATAGACCGTCAGCACGCCGAGCGTGTCGGTGTGCACGGTGGAAAGCGGCAGCAGATACCAGCCCCCGGCCCGTTCGGCGATCGTCACTGTCATTGCGGCGAAGGCTGCTGCGTTCTTCGAGATGTTTTTCGTGAAGCCGCCGTCCGCGATGCCGGTCACCGCATCGCCGTTTACGTCGTGGGCGAAGAAGAGAATATCTAAAGCCGTCGATTGCTTGACTTCGTACATGTCAGTTTACCCGGCTAAAGATTCGCCCCGCTACCCGTCGCATAATACTTCGCTCTTGTCCTATAAGCGTAACCGGGGGAGGCGCGGCCGGCTCGGTCAGCCAATCGTATTGTGAACCAAGAAACTCCGTCCACAGCCGCGCGCGGTAGACGAAGTTCTGCCACTGTGGCTGCGCGACGCGCGCATCCGCGCCGATATGCTGCCGGTGCTGCCCAGCGACCTGCGCGCACGCCGGAGCGACGTTACTGCCGCGATTGGTCCAGATTAAGAAGGTTGAGGCAACGGCAGTCATGCTGTATCGTACCAGTCGGCGCGGAACGTGCCCTCTCCGGACATGGACACCTCGATCGTCGATCCCGGCTGTAGCGGCTCTGGGATCAGCGGCCCGCCGGCATCCTTCCACCATGAGTGCGAGCCGCCAGCACCGGCGTAGACCTTATCGACCTGCACGCCATTGACCTTGACGGTGCAAGCAATAACATTCGGCGCGGTCACACAGGCATACTGGCAGATCAGCGCGCCAGCCTGGTCGTTGGTGTAGGTATACACCACGCCGCCCAGCCCGCCGACAGAACCGTTGAACTTGCCGGGCTTCGCCATTCTCAGATGTCCGCCGCTACGTACACATCGACCGCCGCCGAGTTAGTCGCTCCGTTGATGAGGGCGAGCGAGAGCGAATTGGCGATGGTAATGCCTCTTGGGAAAGTCCAGATGACGCCGGTTCCGATGGTCGCCGGCAGGCCGATGCGACGAAGCGCGGTCGTTGTTTCCGTAGGCTCGACAGAGAAGGCAATGGCGCTGTCCACTAGGTTGATACCGGCAAGCGCCGGATCGCCAGGGTCTTCGGCGACCAGTGCTATCGGCGTGGTGCGGGTGCCGAGCGCCGTGGTGCGAAACAGATCGTAGGTCGAAGCTGTCGCCGCGCCAAGGAACAAGCCAAGCTCCATGATCTTCGGGCGCACGCCAGTCGCTGCGGCCACGTCCCAGACGGCGTTGCCGGAAGTCGTGGCCGTGCCGCGTCTCGCAAGCGAATAGAGGGCCATTGGCTATCCTTTCCTCAAGGCTTGATGCAGTTCCCGCTCAACGTGCTGGCGCTGGCCTGGGATGAATACCGTTCGCTCGCGCGGCCGGTAGCGTTCCTCGACGACTGGCACCTTGCCAGAGCCGAGGCAGTCTGGACATTCGAGATAATCACCGCCGCGAAGCCACAACCGCCCGCGCGCGTTGCACAACCCGCAGCGGATTTTGATTTTGTTCATCCCGCCACTTCTTCGATGTCGGCGCCGGCGATCAGCCCGTTCGCGCCGCGATTCACGACGATGCGCCGCTTGGCGGGCGGGCGCTGGCGCCGCTCCTCCATCTCGCGCATCTCGCGCTGCCGCGTGTCGATCTCGCGCCGGTGCTGCGTCTCCAATTCGAGCCGCATCTTCTCGATTTCCAGTTTGTGCCGCGCTCCGCGCCGATCCGGGTCCTTGGCTTCCGCGTCGTCCTGACATTGCTTGGCCTGGAGCGCGATTTCCTTGTCCTTCATGGCGTGCTGGGCGGTTTGGTCCTGCTCTTGCAGCGCGAGCTTGCTTTCCGACTCCTGCCGCTTGAGTGCGATGTCGTTCTGCATTTTTGCGCCGGCGAGTTCTAGGTCCGCCGCCATCTTCTGCTTCTCGATCTCCATTTCCATTTGCATCTTGGCAATGGCGAGCTCGTGCTCCTGCTTCGCTTTCTCGATCTCGAACCGGAACTTTTCCTGCTCAAGCTGCTGCTCGGCGGCGATCTTCTGCTGCTCCATTTGCAACTCGGCTTGCGCTTCCTGGCGCTTGTCCTTGAGCGCCGCGTTTTCCTGTTGCAGCTTTTGGATTTGCTTGCCGCCTTCCTCCATTTGCTTCTGCGCCTCGGGCGGCAGTTGCGGCGACTGGCGGATAAACTCCTTCCACTTCTGCGCCAGGCTGCTCGGGATCGGAGCGTAGTCCAGCAGTTCCGGCGGCAACGGCATCCCCGCCTTGAGCATCGCCGGCATCAGATCGACCAGCGAGCCGTACACGCGCTCCTTCATGTTCGGGCTGGTCGGCGACTCGTCCACGATGGTGTCGTATTTCGCGCTGTCCGGCTGCTTGGCGAGCGCCACGTATTGCGCGTTGCCGTCCTTGCCGACGATCCGAATGAGCCGCCCGTCCGAAATGTATTCGCGGATGAAGTGCAGCATCACCCGGCCCTGGTTCTTGCGGTACAGCCGCATCGCGTCGAACAGCGGCGCCAGGATCGTGAGTCCGGCTTGCTTGCGCTGCGTCTCCAGCACGCCGGCCTGCTCGCGGTTGGCGAAGCCGAGCAATTCGAGATTGATGCCGGTGACTTCATGCACGGCGTCCATCGAGAACGACATGAGCTTGTCCAGACCGGACGGAAAACTCACCAGCGGTTTGGGCTGTATCTTTCCTTGCGCCAGCGCGCCGGGGCGGAACTTGTGCACGGCGTCCGAGGTTGCCCATTTCTCTTCGAGTTGGCGGAAGTCGTCCACCGCATCCGCCTCGACCATGATGCCGCCCTTGGCACCCTTGTTCAGGATGTCGAGGATTTGCGAGAAGAACTTGTTGCCCCACCGCTGCGGGTCGATCATCGCCTTGACGATGCCAAACCACGTGTTCTTGTTGCGGTCGCGCTTGTAGGTCATCGCCGCGAAGGTCGGGCCGTGCGGAAACGGGCACTCGCCGCGGTCAAGGACCGTCCCGCCGGCGATGAAGGCCTGCTTCCAGACCATCTCCTTTTGCTTGATGTATTTGCCGCCTTCCTTATCCAGCTTCGGGCGCAGCTTCTCGAACTTCTTCTTGTCGATCTTCTCGGCGCTTTTGCCGACGCGGTAAACGTCCTTTGGCTCGGCCCACTGGAATTGCGCCACGCGGATTCGCGGGCGTGCCTTGCCGGCGCCCTTGAGTGCCCGGTTGGACTTGTAGGCGTCCTGCGGAAAGACGTAGGTGCGGCGCGTTACATCCTCTTCCTCGCCGTCCCAGGGCGAGGCGGAAATCTGCGGATCGGCATCCGGCCATTCTGCGTCGAACTCTTCCTGCGTGAACAGCCGGACCCGGATCACCCAGCGCGCGTCGGCCAGGTTGCGCTTCGCGCTGCCGGGGTCCCAGAACATTTCGAGCGGGTCCACGCGGTCGATGCGGATCATGCCTTCCGGGTCCTCGGCGTAACTGATCGCCGTCTCGGTCCAGCCGATGCCGGTTACGCACATGTCCTCGAACGCCTCGGATTCCTCGTCCTCCGCGTTCGAGGCATCGCGCGCCCACTCGTTCGCGGCGGTCAGTATCTCGTTGACCTGCACGTCGCCCATCTCGCGCGGGATGAACCGGGTTTCCTGCCGGTTGCTGACCTGGGTTCCGATCACGGCGTTGACCGTGCGCGCGATCCGGTTGAACACCACGGCGGGACGCTTCTGGTCCTTGAGGATGGCAAGGTCCTCTTCGCTCCACTGCGCGCCGGCCGCCATGTCGTAAGCCTCGCGCGCGTCCTCGCGCCATGCCGAGGCGTGGTCGCGCGCTTCCTTGAACCGTTCGTGGACCAGATCGACCAGTTCGGAGTCGGCAGTCGGGTCGGATTTTTCAGTCATGTTGGCGCCATTGCGTTACAAGATTGGCCACCACCGCCGCCGCGGCAACTTAGCGGCCTTTCGCAACGCGGCAAGTTCACCCCGCGCCGCGCGGAGATCGCGCAGCCGTTCGTCGGCCACGCGGCGCCACATCGCGGCGGACTCGCGCAGTTGCGCCGTTTCGTTCCCGGCGGGCGCCAACTTCGGCGGGGCGATCATTCTTCCCATCCGTGGCCGCGGTCTGCGAATTTCGATTCGGCATCGATCGGACTTATGTCCCGCGGTTTTGCCTCGATCTTCGCGATGATGTCGGAGGCGAGATAAATCATTTCAGTATCCAGCAAGTACCACATTTCGATGAGTTTGCCCGCCGTATGGTTGAGCGCAGCGGAAAAATTCGACCTGGCTGCCTCCGTAACGGAATGGAAATACTGCACGCTACCGTCCCGATAAGTGATGGTGAGGTCCCAGGTGTCCGGCTGGCCCATCGCGATGTGGCGCCGCGTCGCTTCACTCAAGCTGTCCATGCGCTACCTCCAGTTCCAGTTTCACCCGAATATCGCACTCGCTTGCGCAGGTGCGCCTTGTGATCGCCGCCGTGCCACGCCGAAGCGCCAGTGCGGAATCCGTCCGCTCCATGTGACGACCAATCATGGAGTGGCGTTGCGCGAAACATCCTGCGGCCCACGGTTGATTTGGCCTCGTCCTCTTCCTTGCGGTACGAGCGCAGCGCCTCGATCCCGAGCCGGCACCGCTCGGCGTCGAACCAGCACCTTGGCAGCAGCGCGCGCACCTGTTGGATTCCCGCCTCCACGTCCTGACGCGGCTGCACTTCTACCATAACATTCAGGTCGCCGAACAGTTCCGACAGCGCCTTGCCGCCGGAAGCCAAGGTCCGGTGCCCGCCGTCGTGCGGCCACAGGTGGCGCCCGTATAGGTAGCCGCGGTCGGACGCGAGCGATTGCAGGAGGCTGGCATAGAACTGCAAAGTCTTGCCGTTCGATTCGTGGTAGTCGATCAGGCGCACTTCGTTGAAGGCGTGCTGGACGAACCAGATCGCGGTCTTGTCGGCGCGCCCGAGGTCCCACCAAGTATCGACGGAGATCGCCGGGTCGTGCGCTACCTTGGTCAGCCGCCCGTCTTTGTCCGCCGCCGCCATCTGGTCGCCGTAGTACGAGCCGAACAGCGGCGCGTCGAAGCTGACGAAGTATTCCTGCTGGATGATCTCCTCCGCCATCCCGGAGCGCCGGTCGGCCTCGATCGCTTCGAGCGAAATCGCGCCGGTCTCGGCGACCGTCAGCTTCTCGCAGAACCAAGCCGGATCACGACTCGCCGCGTCGTACACGGTCCAGCCGTGGTTGCGGCCGCGCGGCGTAAAGATGAACAGCGCCCAGCCGTCGTTCTCGGCCAAGATCGGGCGCACGAAGTCCCACGACGCCGGCGCGGTCAGCGGCCATTCGCTGAACACCACCCCGACCGGGTTCGCGCCCAGAAGGGAATCGTAGTTGTCGCTTCCGACCACCTGCCAGATCGAGCCGTTGATCAGCTCGACCTTCATTTCGTCGTGCCGGATATGGCGCACGAGGGAATCGGCTGCGGCCGGATTGCGCCAGCCCTGCCACACATCCAGCAGCCGGCGCGCCACGCCGGTATCGCCAGCCGTCGCCACGCCATCCCAGATCACCTGCCGGCCTTGGCGCAGGGTCGGGAGCATGTGCCAATACAGGCCGGGGCGTTTTACCGCCGCCTCGCGCGTCCAGAGCAGCGCCGTCGTGTCCTTGCCGGCGCGCCGGTGCCAGACCGCGACCGCCCGCTTGGTCCCGTTTCGCAACGCCCAGTACAGCGGCTCTTGATACTCACGCAGTTCCAGTCCGGCCTTGACCCGGACAACGGCGGAACCGCCGGGCGGAGCGGGGGCGAGCTTAGGCATCCGAGCCCAACGACGCGAGCCAGGCTTCCCGGTCTTTGGCCCAGATCGAATAGGCATCCTGGTCAGCCGCCAATTTGGCCTTGGCGAGTTTATCAAACGCCATCAGGGTGGCGATAAACTCCGGCATATCCTGGAGGAACATCATGTTCGGGCCGTCCGAGGGCGCGAAGTCGGGGTCCTGGTGAGTTTCGACGAACACGGCGGCGACGCCGACCGCGACCGCGGCGCGCGCCAGGGCAGGCACCATCTCGCGCTGGCCGCCGCTCTTCGAGCCCAGGCCGCCGGGCTGCTGGGCCGAGTGCGTCGCGTCGAACACCACCGGGTAGCCGGTCTGCGCGAGCACCGGCAGCGAGGTCGGATCGAACACCAGCGTGTTGTAGCCGAAGCTCGCGCCGCGCTCGGTCAGCAGGATGTTTTCGTTGCCGGTCGAGGCGATCTTGGCGGCGACGTGCGCCATGTCCCGCGGCGCCAGGAACTGCCCCTTCTTGACGTTCACCGCGCGCCCGGTCTGACCGGCGGCGAGCAGCAAATCGGTCTGCCGGCACAGGAACGCCGGGATTTGCAGTACGTCAACCGCATGAGCTACTTCCGCGCACTGCCACGCCTCATGCACGTCGGTGAGCACCGGGCAGCCCCAGCGCTCGCGGACCTCGGCCAGGATCGGCAGGGCTTCGCCGAGCCCGATCCCGCGCGGGGCATCGAAACTGGTCCGGTTCGCCTTGTCGAACGAGGTCTTGTAGATGAACCCAATCCCGAGCTTGCGCGTGAGCTCGACCAGCGCCCCCGACATCTCGAGGGCGTGCGCGCGGCTTTCGAGCGCGCACGGACCCGCGATCAGCACCAGCGGCCGGTCGTTGCCGAGCGTCAGCGCGCCGATGCGCACCGCGCGGGCCGGAGCCGAGGACACCGCGGTCATGCGCTCCGGTATCCTGACCGCTCGGTCGATTTTGCTTCGATCGCGGCCATCACTTCTGACAACGTTTCGAAGGTGCCAATGCTGTCGGCGATTTTGTCGCTGTCAATCTGGTACACGGACCATCCGCCCCGCGGCCAATTGGATTCGCTGACATGCGGCCCGAACCAAGATAGGTGGAAGTAGCCGCACCACGAATGGCGCAAGCTATCCATATATCCACCACGCCAACCCGCCCAACACGATCAGCCAAAACCATGTTGCCTGCCGCGCCCAGCCCGCAGCAGCAGCGACTTTCACCACTTCGCAATAATCCAGCGTGGCCGGCTGACGCTCCAGTGCGATCCGATAATCGAGTAAACGTGCATAAGCCGGCCCAAGGGAATTGTATCCAATGCTTTGGCCGTCCTTGCTGCCTTCCGCTAAAGCCTCGGCAGTAAGCCGTTCCAACTTGTCCATGTGACTACCATCCTATTCGCCAGCGCCGCCAGCCGGTCAATCCAACCCGTGACTGTCCTTTCAAAAACCGTCCCGCCAGTCCACAACCCCGAAGAAACCCCCAACCACAACCCCGCCAAGCGCCCCCCCGAGCAAACCCGAGAAAGCTATCTGCGCCGGCTCCGGCCCCGCAAACACAAGCACAACAGCGACATAGACCCCCCACATCAGAGCCGCCGCCACGCCATAAAGAGCTGCTGAAACCGCTATCTCACCAATCAAAGCCGGCATGTGACTATCCTCGAATCGGTTACCCGCGGCTTTTGCTCGCGGCAATAAGCTCCAGCTCGATCTTGACCGCCCCGCCGCCGCCCGCGCCGGCGATCTGCACCTTGTCGCCGTAGGTCGGGTTCCACTTGCCGGCCAGTTGCAGCCGCGTTTTCACCCGCAGCGTGTCGCGCGGCACGGCCTCGGGGTTGCCCTCGCCCTGCACGCCATCGGCGATAGCCACGCACTCGTGCGCGAGCCGATCAGCCCGGATCGCCCGCGCCTGCTCGAACTGCGCCATGCGCGCCGGCTCTTTGGCAAGCCACGCAAACAGCTTGGTCGGTTGCGCGCCCAACTGCTCCGCGATCTCGGCGAGGCTCAAGCCCTCAAGCACGAGCGCCGCGACCTTGGCCAAGTCGGGCGCCGCGATCATGCCGCGGACGGCGATCGCTTTCGCCGTTCTGGCCTTGGCGCGCTTCTTCTTCATGCCGTCGACATCGCCTTCGCCAGCGCCTTTTCGGCCCGCACCACCGCGCGCGCCGCCCACAGCGCCCGCATCGCCAGCTTTATCTTCGTTTTGACCGCCACACGGCGCGGCTTCGATCGGTGGCCGCCATAACCGTCAGCAGGCAGCTGGCCATCGTGCTTCCGCAGTCCGCGCCGTAGGTTTGAAATGCCCGCAGCTTTGGCCAGAGCCGCGGCAAGCCGGGCGCGTAGCTGGTCGGGCGTGTAAACCGGGCGTGGCATGAGCGCCTTCTACACCGGCGCGTGGCGGCGCGTCAAATGCCGCAGGCAAAAAGACGCCCGGCAGGTGGGCGAACCCGAGTCGTCTGCCGGGCGAAGTCGGCGCGGCGCCAGTCGGAACCGGCCCGCGTCAGCAAGGGAGGCTTGCAACCGGGACCATACGCGACCCAAGGCCGCGGCGTCAAGCGTGCCAAACTAGACATTAGGGAGCTTCCGCCTAGCTTGCGCAGTCGCTCGATTGTCGCGGTAGACACGGAACTGCATTTTGATCCTTCGCCCACCAGCGTATTTGATAATCCGGTAGTCAACTCTGTGTACCAGTCCGCAATCGCAGCACATCAAGCGATACCCACGCCGAACCGGCTGTATCCACTCGCCGCTAGAAGGGTTCTCGTAGCGCATAGTCTGCTTCCGCGCGAGAGCGGTGGTGTAGGTCATGTCAATCTTGCCATCAATTGCCCTTTTCATGCGAAAATCCTCCTAAGTTGCTGAAAGGAAAAAGAAAAATCGGAAATCAGGCCGGCATCGCCCCAGCAAGGGGGGCCGCAGGCGGCAGCTTCAGTCCGGCTTCGCTGGCGAGCTTTTTGACCGCTTCCGGGAAGCCGAGGCCCTCGGTGTGCATCACGAAGCTAATCACGTCGCCGTGCGCACCGCAGCCGAAACAGTGGAAAAAGCTGTTTTTCTTGCGCCTGTTGACCGTGAAGGACGGCGTGTCCTCGCTGTGGAATGGGCACAGCCCACCCCACTCGCGCCCGCGCTTGACCATGACCAAGGGCACGCGTCGGCGGATGAACTTGGCGATCGGCACCCGCGCCCGCAACTCGTCGAGAAACTCCGCAGAAAAGCTCATGGGACTATCCTCCTGTAATCAAAAGGGAAAATCGGGAAAAATAATGGGGAAAAAGGAAAGCGGGGGGCGCTCATAGGCAGGGATGGGAGCGTGACCGAGCCGAGGAGCAGGACTCCGGCGGCCCTCGCACCCCCCTTTCCGGGGCGCCATGCCCGCCCGGTGGCGCGGCAGGGGCCACCTCGGGGGCGGGCGCTACCGGCATGGCTTGCGCGGCCTTGCCGTCGCTGTAGCGCCTTCCTGGTGGCTCGCTCCGGTCTGGCCGCCGCCGGGCCGCCGCCGGCCCCCCCCCGCACCAGCGCGCGGAACGTAGCGGAACATCGCCCCCGTAAGCCATTGCAATCGCTCAATCGTTGAGTAATGTTCATTATGAGCAATGTTAACCGATTGATAATGCTCGCAATCCTGCGCTAAATCGCACTTGCAGCGGTTATGCAAACAGTTCTAATCAAGGGGCTTCCCTACGGCCGCACGGCTAACTTGCCGCGCTCCTGCCGCTCATAGGCCTCCATGAAAGCGCGTTCCTCGTCGCTAACGAATGTCGTGCCGCTCTGGATAGCGCGCTGGAGCTTCAGGTACAGCGTGCCCGACAGCGCCGCACTCGCACTGCTGGCCCTGCTGCTGCCGCCACTGCGCTGTTGGTACGTCTGCCATTTCCTGCACCAGGTTCGCCAGGCTGCGGGCCAGTCGGCCATCAGGCTGCCGACGGCCTTGTGGTGGTTTTTGAATTTCTCGGTCTCGATTGCGATGGTGTCTGCCGTCAAGCCGCAGGAGACGGCATAGGTTGCGAGCGGATCGCCTGGTTTGATTTGCCAATCTTCTGCGATGATGTTTCTTCGGCTTGAGGCTCTGCGGCGGGCTGTTGGCGGGTCCGTTCCGTTGCTTTTCGCTAAAATCCCCTCAGACTCCCCTATCCGTTCCAAGATTCTATCAGGATCTTTGTCTTGTTCTGTCTTGTCTTGTCCTATGGCATCGGCCCGGCTAGCCGGCGGCAATGGTGACGGTATGCCGCCGGCATCTAGGCCATTGGTTTTATTCCATCTTGCTGCAGCACCCTTTTTCGAGATTTCTGAATGCACTTGCATGGACCTATCCTGCCGGTCAAGTTCAGTATCGCAGCGCGAGAGGTGCAGGCGGCCGCCGCGGGCGGCAAAGAACGGTCGGATTTTTGGCGCGATCGCAGCCCATTCTTGAACCCCGCAGCCGGCAATTCTGGCGAGTGCCACGTCATCGTCCGGCAGCGGCGCGCGGGTCTCGAAATAGTGGTCGATCAGGCGCCTGTATGCGCCGTCTTCGACCAGCGATAGGTGCATCGTCGCGGCACGGTACAGGGCGGGATAAAACGGGTACCAGTCCAAGCTCGGCTCCCCATGCACAGGGAGAAGGTGGGGCGGTGACGGTGCATGTCTCGGCACCGCCCCGGTAAGCGCCGGCTCGCGAAAACCGGCGGCGCAGGATAGCGGCCGCGGGGACCGGCCGCAATGGTCAAGGTGACCATTATCGACACCTGTCGAACATGGTTTCATCGTTCCCTTCCCGTTCCCGAGCCATGCGCTTGGCGCGGGTCAGGCATGCGAAAATAGCACTGGTCAACTAGGCGGCGGTTGCCTAGATTGAGGGTATCGAAACCAGGAGGGGAAGATGACAAAACTGTTTTCCGAACGCGGGCGAGCCGAAATCGAAATCTGCATCGCTTGGGCGGCGCAGCACGACTATAACGGCGCGCTAGCCGCGGCTGCGGCTTTTGGCACAGTGACCGGCCGGGTGATGTATCTCGACCAGCCGTATTACAATTCGTATGTCTGGCGCGACGCTGGGCCAAGTCCATTCCCGACTGCCGTCGTCTAGCCCGACCTTCTGCCCTGGTGCCGCACAGGCCAGGGTAGCGGGGCGCGCTAGGCGCCAATCGAAAATAGGAGACAGAACATGACCATCAAAACCAAACCGTATCGTCAGCCCCGGTTCGCCGGACGCGCGCCTCGCGATCTGTGCGAGTTACTGGCTAGCCTCCAAGCCTGCGACCGGCGCGGGCTGCCGATCGCGCACGGTGAGATCGATTGGGCGGCTCTCCCCACATACGGTGGGGCCGAGCCTAGAGACACCAGAGAAATTTGGTCGTGGGACCCCATTCACCTGCTCGTGGGCAGTTGTGCCGACGACCTAGTAATCGTGACTCGGGCCGAGCATGCCGTCGACCACGAGGAGCGCCTGGCCGCAGCCGATCTCGCCCTGCAGGCGTGGAATAAAGCGCACCCGCCGGGCAGCGGGGCGCGCTAGCGCCGTCGAAACCAAGGAGGGAACCATGAACACGGGCAAATGGACCGCCCACACGACGCCGGTTGGCGACCACTGGCCGGTCAGTGCCGAGTACGGCGACCGGCGCGCGAACATCGCCGTATGCTCGTTCGAGGCAGGCTACGGAGTATCTAAAGAGGAGGCGCTTGCCAACGCCCGCCTGATCGCCGCCGCGCCGGAGTTGGTGGCGGCGCTCAAGGCGATGGTCAAGCATTTCGGCGTACTCGAATACAACGAGATGGTCCACCCGGTCGCGCAGGCGGCGAGCAAACAAGCCCGCGCCGCGCTCGCCAAGGTGTCGCCGCAGGACTCGCCCCCGCAAGGAATTTCTGTGAATAATAAAACCCTAATTTAATCCGGGAAAATAGGAGGGAAGCACCATGATTGACAGCTACGCCGACATCGCCAAGCGCGGCTATGCCGCCGTCGCCAAGGACGCGCTGGCGCGGAAAACCGATGAACTCGCCCGCCTGCGCGCCGAAGTCGCGAAGTGTCACTCGGGGCTTCGCCGCGCCTTGGTTTACCTCGAACACCCGGAAGTCGCGGCCATCAAGTTCGCCGGCCCGGCTTCCGTGCTCGCCGATCAAATCCGCGAGCACCTAGGCGGCACGGTGGCAACGGGACAAGCCCCGCCACTACGAGCGCAAGGCTGCCCGCGCCGCGATCAGCAAAGCAACCGGAGAACCCACATGACCTACGAACGTCAACCGGCACCCGAGGATTGTTGTCAGGACTGCGGTGCGCCGAGCGAAGCACTCGCCCGCCTGCGCGCGCTCAACGCCGAGCTGGTGGCGGCGCTCAAGGATGCGTTGAAGGCATTGGAGCATTGCGCCCTTGAGCCGGGAATGCTTGCCCCGCTTAACAACCAACAGCATTACGTCGCTGGAAACGCACTCCCCGCACTCCGTGCCGCACTCACCAAGGCAACCGGAGAGCCCACATGACCACGCCCTACGAGACGCTGCACCGCCCGACCCGCTCGCGCGAGGAGTATCTTGCCGACAGGCTGGCGAGCGCATTGCAGGAGATGATCGACGAATTGCTGGCCAGCGGAGCCAACCGGCATCCGCTTGACGCTCAGGCTCTGAAAAGCGCCCGCGCCGCCCTCGCCGAATACCGCGACGAGCGGGCGCGCGAAACCAGAAAGGAAGGGAAGCCATGAGCGACAACCCAACACTCGCCTGGTGGTTTGCCGCCGGCGACACGCTGCCCAACGAGGACGGCCGCAAGATCGTCGTCGGCGAGCGGCTGACCGTGCCCGGACCGCTTGTCCTGTGCCAGCACGGCCTACACGGCTCAATCAGGTGCCTCGACGCGCTCGGATACGCACCTGGTCAGTGGCTGCATCGGACACGCCACGCCGGCGAGATTCTAGTCGACGGCGATAAGCTGTGCTCGACCGCGCGCACGGTCCTCGCGCGGGTGGATTTCACGGCGCAACTGCGGCTGTTCGCCCGCCAATGCGCCGCCGATGTTTTGCATTTGTGGGAGGCGCCGCAGGTGGTGCGCGACTATCTGGCGACCGGGGACGAAACTTTGCGGCCCGCCGCCAGGGCCGCCGCCTGGGCCGCCGGGGACGCCGCCTGGGCCGCCGCCAGGGCCGCCGCCAGGGCCGCCGCCTGGGAGGAACAAAACCGCACGCTCGAACAGATGGCGATGGAGCTGATCGATGCTCGCTAGCCCTTTCCCGCCCGCGCCTGACGCGGGCGCCCACGCCGCGACCGAAGCGGCCCCAGCCCACCGTGAGCCCGCCTCCGAGTCCCGCCCCGACAACGCCCCCGGTGCAGACGCCGGGGGTGCCCGCCAGTGCGTCGAGTGCGGGGATGA